TCATCATTTTGCGGAGTGCGCCGCATTGATAGCACCACTCGTAAGCACCACCAGAAATGAGCCAGCTTTCTCGGTGTCTGCAACGAGCATCAGTGCGTGGTGTCAGGGTGTCGGTGTCGGTCATTTTCTTGTGTTCCATAAGTGGATTGCGTGACCCGATTGATAGCTTGGTGGCCCTTCGCATTCGCATCTGGCGCATTGGACTAGGTAGGTTGCGTGACCATCTCCATGTTCCCATGTGTGCAGGCCCAGCGAAGGCTCAACGCAATCTTCCGTAGGCTCAATTATTTCTGAATCATCTTTTGTCGCTCCGCAAAATGGGCATGGTTTTAGGTCAGGAACCATTTTCGTGGTGTCACGAAATTGGTCGTCTGTGCGTGGCGTGTCTGATTTCATTTGTCCGTGGGTTGGAGGGTTGCTAAAAGGCGCTTTTGTAAGAGCATTGCTGTGTCTGGTGTAGCCCCGACTGCTCCATGAAATTCCAGAAACGAAAGGCAGTCATGGAGCGAATCCTTTAGCCTCTCGACCTCGGCCTGTGATGCATTCAGTTCTTGCTCAAGCATCATTGCGATTGTGTAATGCACCCAGTCTGAGGTCTTGCCGTCGAAGTATCGCTCACGAGCGGCATCTGTGCGTGTTGTGTCGGTGGTCATTTTGATTTAATAGTTAGGTATAAGGTGTACATGAATCCTAAGGTGGATATTATGCTGCCTACTCCGCGAAGGGGTTCTGGTATTGAATTAGAGTTTGCGACAAGGAACAGGATTCCAGATTTGATCCACATGGTATCGGTGGTTGTCATTTTTCGGTAGGGTTGAGGGCTTTTCTAGCAAGGTTAAAAGCCTCTTGAAGTGCTTCCTTGTTCCCTAAGATAGGCGTTAATCCAACGACTAAGGTCAAAGTGTCTAACGCATCCCGAAGCCTCTCGACCTCGGCATTTGATGCGGCGAGTTCTTGATCTAAGAGATTCCTGTCTTCAATCATGGTGGCCCTAGAAATTCTTGTGTTTTCCAAGGTGTTGTTAAGCCTCTCGACCTCGGCCTCTGCTGCCATCTGCTTGTCGAACCTCTGCCAGACTAGGTAGTTTTCCTCCTTCAGTTGGGCGACCTCGGCTTTTGCTTCGTCGAGTTCGCGCTCCAATTCTGCGCCCTCTTTCTTCAGGGTTAGTATGACACCCTCGAAATCATCCGAGTCACAAAGCAAGTGAGCAGTTTCCATTCGTGTGCGTGTAGTCATTTGTTGGTGGGGTTGATTTTCTGTATAAGTTTTTCTACTGCTGTCCATTTGGATTTCTCTACGGATTTCGCCGCCGCAAAAAGGCAAGCCCCAAGTCCATCACTTCGCTTGTGCGTGAACGTAGTAATTACTTCGCGGTTTATGCGAACCTCGTAGGTTCTTTCTCCAAGGGGATTGGATTCATCCCCTCCTCCGATATTTACGATGGCGATCATTTATGGGTGCTTTGAATCTTGGCGAATCCGCCGTACCACTCGTCCATCGTGATTCCTTCATGGGCTTCCTCCTTGGTAAAAGCTGTCTCTTGGGCGTTTCTTCCGGCCTCGGAATGCCATGTTGTCGGGGCCATGACTCGGTAATCAGGCAGGGGCCTTGGAACAACGAAGCTGTCATCGCGCCAGACGATCCGGTTGTTCGGTTGGGCGGCGATCTGGCCGGTTCCGTCCTCTAAAAGGAGGAGGTGGTAGCATTTATGTTCGGGCGGGTACTGGCTAAAGCCGTTGTCTGTATGGTCAAGGGTGAACCAGTAGTGAGCCGGCACAAGTGACCCGTCCCGCTTGCGGTAATGGCACCCCATTTCCCTCAAATACTCGTAATGGGTGACGCTGAAATCCCATCCGTGGGCATCCCACATCTGCAAATCGGTCAACTCATGCTGCCGCGCTGATGTTGGGATTTCGTGCCGGAGCATATGAAGGGGAATGCGCGCCCATTGCGCCCCGCTTTCGCAGAGGATGGAGAAATGGAGCGCCCTGGAAGGAATGGAGGTAACGCCAAAAATGACGCATGGCTCAAATCCGGCCCTGCTGTCGTCCATGCCATGCAGAATGCGGCGTGAAACATGACCATAGAGGTGCCTCGGCACGGAGGCATTCATGCAGTTGTGCATAGACTAATCCCCTCCATGCCATGCGCGGCAGATGCGACAGAAAGCCGGCCTCATACTTTTGGGCAACCGGCTTTTCTTATTGGCCGCGTCAAAGGCTGCTTGGGCAGCGAGCTTGTCGGCGTATTTCCCTCTGTTGCGGCATCCCTTACGCTTGGGGCCTCTGCTCCAAGCGTCGTCATTCTCGTTCCAATCGTATGACTCGCTCATGTTCTTTTGGGGTCAGGTAACGGGCATCAAAATAATTAACAAAATAGGCAACAAATGCGGCCTCACCCTCGCTTGCCACAATCTCCGGTTGGTGCCGGTGGATTGTGACAAGCTGCTTGGCTAGTTCTTTGGCCTTTTTGAGTTCACTCCAATTCAGTTCTCTAAAAGGGGAGGTCATCGGGCTTTGCTGGGGCCTGGGCGCGCTGTTGCTGGGCGATTCCAGCGGCGCTTTTGGACTCGATGCGCTTGTAGTTGCCAAGGATCGGGCCTTTTCCGCCTGCCTCCCTGACTTCCTTTGGGACGCTTTGCGCGATAAAGCCACTATTCCCGTACTGGTCTACCCCGTCGCGGTTTTCAATCAGGGCGATGTCCAAGTAGAGGGGAGCGGTTCCATCTTCGCGGGTCTTGCCCTTGAAGAGGTATTGTTTGTCGATCTTGGTGGCGTCAATTTTGCAGGTTATCATTGTATGTTGTTGTTTTGTGTCTGTGTATCTACAGGGCATGGTTGCCCTGTAAAAGCTTCTCCATTGCCATGTCTAGGACAGCGAAGTAACCGGCTCCGTCCACGCGATTATCGCGGGCGGGCTTGTGCTTCTCTCTGTCTAGCTTCAGGAGGATCATGAACATAATGCCATCCTGGGGCGAAAGGCTGTGGCCGGTAATGGCATTGAAAGCGCCGGTGATACGGGTGTATGCCTCTAGCGCATTCCCGTAAGCGGATTGGCGCGCGCCTTGGGTAAGGGCCTCGGCCTCTTGCAGTATAGAATTGCTCATAATTCGGTATTGGATGGCCTATTGCCTAATTCCATAGCGTGTTTGGCGACGATTGCGGGGTCATCCTCAAACCTGTAGGCCTTGCATTGGGGGCAGGTCTCGGTCTTGAGAACGACGATGGATTCGCAGCTTTCGCATACCTTGAAATGCTGGGGGTTTTCGGCAATGAGGGTTGCTTTAGTGAGTCTGTCCCAAGGATCAAAAATGATTATCGTCTCGCTGGGTTGCATTTAGGCCGGCGAGAAAAGCCGCTCGGCAGCGCTCCTCTAGGTTAGGGAGGGTATTGTCTGGATTGAGTTGGCGGATGCCATCTCTTTGCCAGTAGGTTCGGAAAAGCTCCTCGGATTGGTCTTCCATATCGGTTTCTGTGTGTATGTTTTTTCTGTATGTCATGCAACGATAAAACGCAACGGATGCCTATATTTTTTCTAGTAGGTCTTCCTCGTCTAGCCAGTTCAGGAGAGCGGCAAGGGTAGCGCCGTCCACAATGTCGCTGTCGATTTCAAGCCCTAGATTGTTCGCCGCTTCTTCGATCTCCTCAGTGAGGGCCGTAAGCTTGATGGTTCCGGCCTTGTTTTCGATGACTTGGATGATCCGGTTCTTGGTTCCAAGTGGTTCGGTGAAAAGGATCTCACCGGCTTCGATGGTTGTGAATGCGTTCATAATTCTGTCCAGAAATGGGGACAAGGTAACTTGGGTTTGTTGGGTCAAAAGAGGAGATTGGTTAAATGGTGGGCCAGGGGATGTCAAAAAATAGGGACATCTGAATGGTTTGTGGGCGTTATTGGGTGTAACCAAGAGCTTTCAGGCCCTTGGCGTATTTGGCTTTCTGCTTCTCGCTGGGGGTGTCGGCAAGGTTGGAGAGCATGTCGGCTATCTTCACCTTGGCAGCAATGGGGTTGGCCTTCACTCTCTCTAGGTAGAGGTCGTAATCCTCCCCATCCTGTTTGGTGATGGCTTGCACCGCCTCGATGATGTTTTCAGGGATTCCAAGCCTCGCCAGCTTGTCCGGCGTGATGTCTGGGCAATCCTCCAATGTGTCGTGCAGGAGAGCCACAGCCAGCGTGTCCTCGGCTTCTCCTGCAAGGTT